TCTATGGGCAACCATTACTTTCTTAGAGCTTTCGTCTGAAAGAAATTGATACTGTAAATGTGCTTCACTTAATTGTATAGGCTCAATAGTTGCTGCACTCTCTGGGTTGTCATTAAAAGCTAGTATGAACTTGCCAGCATTACTAGAGCCGCTAAACTTCTCATATATTCTATTCTCTAACATTTGTCGCTCCTCAGCATTAGGAGTTCCGTTATTAAAGTTGATTAACATTGACGGCGCTAGACCTTGAAGGATATTCGATAAATGGTAGTTGCTTATCTCTTGTTCCAACTCAGCATATTGAAGTCCTCCTGCATAATCCGGGCTAGAATAATACTTGTAACCTGCTCTGTAAGGCTTAACGTATATAATCTCAATGTTCTCTTTGCTGAAGCCAAAAGCTGGTATTCTTAAAGTGCTACCTACATTTTTAACTTTCTCCCATTTATCTGAATAGTAATATGCTTCAATTTCTCCTTTATCATTACACTTCTCAGCTCTTAAGTTCTCAACAGGAATGTGTTCTACTTGTGCAATAGTCTTTCTGTCTTTAGAATAAATTACTTGCATAGCACATTGACCCATAAGTTTAAGATCATAACATACTTTTCGAACCATATCCTTTTTAAGCAAAGATATCATTTGTGCATACTGATCAGGCTTTTTACTTGAGTTCAAAGCATCTAATCCACGTCCGTAAATCATTTGACTAATACCATTAATAATAGCGTTGTTCGTTGGTGAGCCATTATATCTGTCTATCAAATACTGAAAATAAGCATTATTAGCTCCATAAGAAACCCATTCTTTGTTGCTAGTTTCTACAATCTCAGGAGATGTGTACGTGCTTAAATTTACTATTCTTAAATCGTTCATATCATATTATTATATAGTCATTGTCAAAGCTGTCTTCACTAACAAATTGATTTTTGTTTATTGTGTAATAATCATTATTAGATTGATTGATAGTTTGATCAGTACAAAAAACTTTGTCTTTGTATATTACATCACTACCATTTAGAACTTCTAAAGTAAAAAAATCATTCTCTACAAGTGTTCCAAAAACAGCTGGAAATGATAAGTAATTACCGTCTATTGTTGAAGTAGCATTAACTGAAACAATTACATTTGTACTTTCGCTTCTCAAATTAAGAGTTAAAACACCTACAACGAATTGTCTAGGTATTATTTTAAAAGTCTTGTTTCCGTTTGTTTGTATTAACTTCATATTAATATATAAAGAAAATTAAAATATTTTGTATTGTATATAAATAAAAAAAGGGCTATCTATTAAGATAACCCAGTTTTAAATAATTAATTCAATGCTTATGCAGTTGGATCAATTTGTACTGCTGAAGCATCAGCTGTAATAACAGAACCAGTTACAAAGTAAGGTGGTGCAGTTTCTTGAGCGTTAACAGTTAAAGTATATCCCGTTAAATCGGCCATACCTGCTCCTGTTGTAATTGTTCCGCCATTGACATCTCCTCCATTTTCAAGACCTACAACAAAGTAATTTCCGTTGTAATCCTCTACACATACGTGAGGTCTAGCGTGAGCGATTAATTTTAATTCTTCTTGTGTTGCTTTGTCTTGAAAAGTCAAAGTTATACTAAGTGTAGTGTCATAGAAAGTTGTTCCATTTTCACGGCTACTTGTGATCGCCGTTTCCATAGAACTGTTTCCTTTTACGTCAAACTGAAACCAGTCAGGTGTTCCAGCAAATGCTGTAATTTCGCCAGAAGCGATTGTTGCTGCTCCTAAAGTTCCAAAGTCAGCGAAGTAGATGGTTTTAATTCCACCAACCGCACTTTTACAAGGTACTTTACGACCAGAGGTAAGTAAACAAGCCATAGGTTATATTTTTTTTAATAAAAAAGGGCGAGTTGTTTTACCCACCCTTTTCTAATGATTAATTATTAATTATTAAGCGTAAAGAACGATATCAGTTACCTGTGCATATTGTACACCGGCTGTGAACCTCATAATCACGCGGATATTTTGTGATCCATCCGAATCTCCCATATCAATCACACGTACTTCATTCTGATCGGAAAGTAAGCCAGTTCCAAAGAAAAGGTTAGATTTTTCAGCAGCAATCATTGTATTGTCAGCCATTCCTTTTGATACTACAACTTGAACACCGTCAAAGAATAAACCTCCTAATACTTGGTTAGTTCCTTTGCTATCATATCCAGAGTTATCTCCTGCAGCAGCGAAACCTCCAAGGGCTCTTGTGTAAGCACGGGCAACATTGCTAGAAACATATAATCTTAAATCTTCCTTTCCGTAAACAGCAGTAGGAATTGCATCCACTACTAAGCCCATTTGAGCGATTACATTGGCTGGTAAAATACCACCACCAACAGCAGCGATTTCTTGTCCAGCTGGTAGATCAGCATCAGCAGCAAGCAATACAGCAAGTCCATCAAATTGACCGCTAGTTGCATTAGCACCAGACCAGATGTTTTTCTCTATTCTATCAGCTACTTTAGCAGATACGTGAGCTAAAACAAAGTCAGAGAAAGAAGCAGGAGCATCAGCAAATGCAGAGAATCCCATCTCTAAGGCTTGCCACGATTGGTGCAGCTCTTTTTTGCAAATTTCCAGGTTAACTTGAAATTCTTCAGCCAAAAGAACTTTTTCAGTTAAAGTTAAAGTTCCTTCGTTTGTTTTGAAGTCACAAGAAGCATCTTTAACGATGTCGTCAGTTGATGCTTTTTGTAGAACTGATTTGTATCTTACGTTAGGCAAGATTGTAATCTCATTGTTTGCTAGAGTATCTCCAGAAAGTAAAGCGGCTGCTATATATTTTCCTGCAAATTCCCCTGCATAGGTACTGTTTGTAATTACTAAACTCATTTTATTTAATTTTTAGTTGTTATTATTTATTTAAATTTGATATTACTCTATCCATTGTATTAGGCTTTCTGTTTGCACCTATTTTAAACTTAGATAGTGTTTTAAAAGCTTCTGGATTAGAAACGATAGGCTCAGCACTTGGCTCACTTAATTCAGCTTGTACTTCAACAGGAATCTCTTTAGACAATTCAACAGTTAAATTGTTTCCCATTTCAATAGCAGATAATTCTTCTTTTAAACCTTCTTCAGATTTAATGTCAGCAATTGCATCTTCTAAGTTCTTGATTCTAATCTCCATTCCTTTCCAATCAGCAACATCTGCTTCTTCAGCTAAATCTTCTTCTACTTCTTCAGATTCTGTTTCTGTTTCTTCAGCAGGCACTTCATCAGATACTTCACGAACGTCTGCAATCATACCTTCTTCTTCAACTACTAATAGTCTTGAATCTTCTAAGATATACTCACCGACTGGCATTGCTACCATTTCGTCCTCAGTAACGATAAACACTTCTTTGCCTTCTTCAAAAGAATCAGCTTCTATAATAGTGCCGTTCTCAAGCTTAGTTTGTTCTAACTTAACTGCTTCGTTAAGATTTAAAACGTCTTTGATTTTTTCAATCACATTGTTTGACTTCATATTAATATATAATTTAGTTTAATTTAATTTGTATTTTCAAGAACTTGTTTTACCTATTCCTTGTGCTTGTAGACTTCCATCACAACATTTTATTGAATATTTATCTTTGTCTTTACATAAGCAACCTTTGCGACCTCCTTGTGGGCTTGTGCGACTCGGTGTTAAAAATTTAAGTTGTTTATTCATTATTTTATTTTTACACAATTAGGTACAGTTTTACCATCTAAGATTTTAGTTCCTTTTTGTTCGTAACCGTCCCAACAAGGTGATTTTAAATTATGTGATTCACAAGGCATAAACCAAGTTTTGTTTTCAAATTCGTGTGTATGATATTTATCGCAACCAATATCTTCAGCTGCTTTTTCAGCTGCTTCTTTTGTTGAATAAGCTANTCTACCATCAATTACAGCTGTTTTATCATCAATGACTTCTGAATCCATTTCTAATTGCTTTAGTTTAGACTCAGCCCAAGTTTTAGCAGATTTGCCGCCCCACAATAAATATGAGATAGTTCCACAAGCTTCAGTATCTTTAGAATTGTAATATTCTTCAGCTCTGCTTAAATAAGAAAACATTCTTTTAATTGTTTCTTTTGTAAGTGCTTTACCTTGTGCTAATTGTTGAGCCCTTACCTTTCCAACTTGTGTAGCACATTTATTATTTACCTTCTCATTAAGCTCAATACCTCTTTTAGCATTATTCTTAACTGAATCAGGATAATCAGAATAAGATTCTAAATCTATTTCTTCTTGTTTAACAATAGATTTTATTTCTTCTAATAAGTATTCTGCTTCTGCTTCTTCAATAGCTGCTAGTTCTTCTTCAATAGATTCTTTAGGCCGTTCCATACGATCTGCAAAATATCCTTCTATACTGAAGCCTTTTACCTTGTTTGTCCGCACAAATTCGTTCCAAATCTTATCGTTGTTTACTTTAACAGAACCAACCCAAGTTCCTAGTGGTAAATCCATTCCGTACTTAACGCTCTTATCGTGAACTTTATCCTCTACAATCCAAGATTCCACTAAACTGAGTCCTTCTATTTCATATTGATGTTCTAGTGTAGCGTTGTTTTGTTTGCTGTTCATTAAATACATCTGGCTAGCTTTTAAGACAGTATCTTTTGAAAAATATATATAGTATTCATCATCACCATTACGTCTATAAATCGGCTTGTTAGGTACTAATAAAGCACCCATAAGTATCCTTCTTTCTTTATCAACTTCAGCTAGTTTAAACTCTTGACTTTTTAATGCTACAAATTCCTCCTCAATAGCTGGAGATTCTACCACGCTTATGGCTTCTATCCCTAACTCGCTTTCTTCATCTAGTATTAGTTCAACTATTCTCATAATAATATATAATTGTTTTTTATTTATTTTGTATTTTATCCTATTGTAGCACCTTCAACAATGTTATTCTGTAAACTTTGAGCGGTTGTCACATCATTAGCTACAACATACGCTTGAACTGGTTGTTGAGATTGACTACCTATTGCATCAGCTAATTGATTAGATGCACTTGCGCCAACTATATTGAAAGCTGGAGCAGCTGAACCACCACCTCCACCTCCGCTTCCTCCTGCTGGAGCTGAGGCACCAACAGATTGTGCATTGCCTTTAATAGAACTAATACTTTTTGCAGCACTAGCAACAGTTGAACCTATTGATAAAGCAGCTTTTGCGGTGTTTATACCTACAAAAGGCATACCAGCAGTTAAAGGACTAGCAGAAACAGCTTTNGCATTAGCTNCTGCGGTACTTGAAACAGTTTCAGAAACAGATTTACTAGCAGTTCTAACAACATCTGCAATAGCTAATGCTTTACCAACCTTTTCTAATTTCTTTCCACCAAGACTAACAATGTTTTGAAGGTCATCGTAGCCTTTTCTATATTCATTTTCTTTAAATTCTTCTTGCGTTTTAATATCAGCAGCTTCTTTTTCTCTTGCATCTTCTTCTTCTTTTTTCTTTTTATCTGCTGCGTCTTTGTCTTGTTGATCAAATGTAGCTTGTAATTCATCTTCTCTTTCTTTAAGAGATTGAGTTAATTCTTCTGTAAGTAAACCATTAAGAAACGCATCTACTAATAACTGTTTATGTTCTTCTTTAAGTTTTTCAAGCTGCAACGCTCTTTCTTCTTCAACTGTATTTGCTTCAGCATCACGTATTCTCTCTTTAAGACTTTTTAATTTTTCTTGATATTCTTGTTCTAACTTTAACTTTTCTTCATTTTGTTTTTTCTGGTCTGCAAGCTCTTTATTTCTGTTTTTCTTATTTTCTTTTTGTTCGCTTAGAATATAGCCGTCTCTAGTATTCTTTAAGTTTCTTAATTGTTTTTCTGTTTCTTTTATTGTTTCGTCAGCTTCACTTGCAACTTCAGACGGATCAAATACTAAACCAGCAAGACCACCGCTAAATTTTCCTTCTAAATTAGTAGCTATATCTCCAACTCCAGGCAATAAACTAGCAGCGTATGTAATACCGTCTATCATTTTTAAGATTAAGCTAAGAGGTGCGGATACGAATCTAATTATACCTTGTAGTATATTCTTGTTACGTTTTGATGTCTCAATTTGAGACTTTTTAATTTCTTTCTGTGCTAATAATTGAGCTTCAAGAGCTAATATACTTTCGTTTGTTTGTTGTATTTTTATATCACGAATTTCTTTTTCAGTCTTACCTTGCAATCTAAGTGTGTTTTCACTAGCCTTTGTGATGTCAAGTTGTTGCTGTGCTAGGGCTACGTTTTCTTCTGCAATTCTTAAACCTTCTTTTTGTTCTTTTGTAACGCCAGAAACCAAGCTCTTAATTTCATCCCAATAAGCTATAATACTTCCTAAAGCAACTACTAAAGCACCTATTCCAGTAGCTATTAATGCACCTCTTAAACCCTTTAATCCAGTTGCAAAAGATTTAACACCTTTAAGACCAGAAATAAAACCTTTTTTAAGTTTTAGTATTTTTGTAGCATAACCACCAGTTAGTTTGTCAATTCCACGAATTATGTTAGTGTTATCCTTTTGAGCATCTTTAAACTCATTAACAACTTGAGTTGCAGCTCTTTGTTCAACTGATAACTTCTTAAGACCTAAGCGTTGATCAGTTAACGCATCTTTACGTTCTGTTAATTGTGATTTAAGTTGTTTTTCTTGTGCTAAATTTACTCTACCAGAAGAGTTGTATCTGTCAAGGGCTTGTTTAGCTTTAGCGTATTCTTCTTCTAAAAGTACAAGTATTTCTCTTTGTTCGTCAATAGTAACATTGATGTCCTTAAGATTCTTCTCAGCTTGTTTGCTGTCTACATTTATTTCTATTGTTTTTTCTATCGCCATTGTATCTCTTGTTTAAGTGCTATAAATCCTTCTTTTAGTGTGTTAGGTAGCTTATACTTTCCTTGTGCTATTCGAATTAATTCAGTCTCTCCGTTTGCGTGTTTTAAACTCTCTAGTATTAATTTTATCATTACGTAGTTGTTACTATTATATCTTGAAATTGGCTAAATATATTATTGGCGTATTCAACTTGACCGCTTAATTTGTAAGTTACACCAGATTCTAAACCTGTAAACTGATAAGTTGTAGTCGATTGTTTTTGTGCTAATTGGTCATCTACAAAAAGCCAGTATCTTATAACACCATTTACAGCGGTCCAGCTTGTGTCTACTGTTGTCGTAGCAATAGCAGTAGTCGCAAAGTCAGCCATTCTTGGTAGGCTTCCGTTAATTCCATTCTCTGTTTCATTTGAATTCGTGAAAACGTTAAACAATTCTAAATCTGTTTTATTTGTTAGTAGATTTGTTTTTATAGTGTTTATTCTATAGCTTTTATTTGCTATTATAAACGTATCATTTAACTTATAATTAAGTAATATTCTTAACGGAAGATAAGCAGTAACTTTAGTCTTTCTTGCTTGTTTATCGAATATACTTGAGATGTAATCTATATAGTTTTTTTGAAATAAAGAGTTTGGATTAAACAGTAAACTATTTTCATCCATCTCTCCACCAAAATTTAAAGTATTACCAGAACTGGAAAAAGTACCTACATTAGAGTTAGACGGTCGTTTATAATTTGTTATTTGTGTCGTTCCATTCCAAAATATAGATCCGTTTGCATTTGTATTTCTACAATACAATAAAAGCGGAGCTCCTATAGTTGGCTGTAAGTTACTGTCTAACAAAGAGCCTTGTGTTACATTTGTTAATGCTCCAGTAGTATCGTTTAATCGTTCGTACATTATTTTCTCAAAGCCTACTTCTATCTTGTAAGCCTTTCCATCAAATTCTTCATTGCCAGAAGTTAAATTACCAAATTCATCATCTTGAAGTTCATCAGATGCTTTTACTAAAAAATATTTTTTACTTTTAAACTTAAAGTCTACTTCTTTAAATTGCATCAGCTTACCAATACTTGATTTATCTACCTCAACATAATCTGTGATATCATAAGTATTTCCAGTATTGTAAAAGTCTTGTAAAGATCTTACTACTATAATACCATCTTCTTTGTATGCAGTTAGATTAAACATTTTGAACAAAGATGTCATAAAGTCTATAACCTTCATTTGAGGAACTTGACGTGACACAATAAATGTATTTGCTATTGAGTTGTTAGGAAAATCAAAAGTGCCATCTAAAACAATTCCTGAAGCTGTGTTTCTTGTAACTTGTAATGACTGAGAAATAGTTAATGTGTTTTCTGCTTCAATAGTAAAAAATATATTACTTGGAATAGCTAAAACACTTGGGCTAAATTCTAAAGTATGTGAACCGATAGTATCATAAGTTTGCTCAGCTAACACAGTTCCGTTTGGTGTTGTAATTCTAACCACCACGGGGTCTGTTGTTGTTAGTGTTATTGTATAATAAAATAGATACCAACCAAATCCAGCAGTACCTAAAGGTCTTAATTCGTCTCCAGAGGCTAAAGTTAAGTCATCATTAAAACTATTTGTGACAGTTATTAAACCACCAGTAGTTAAAGCATTACTCACAAATCCAGCGGCTCTATGAAGTAACATATACATTTTTCTAAAATCAAAGGAGTTAAAAAAGTCATTACTGAATGTAAGATTATACTTTAACTCTATCGCGTCTATTATCTTTCTAATTCTTAGAGCTGGTTTTAAGTCTGTATAAACTAAGCTATCACTCCCACTTTGATATTTGTCGTTTGTGTGTATATTAAAGTATTTGCTATGTGTTACAAGAGGAAACGCTACATCCAAATCTAATTGACTTTGAAACTTAGCTAAAACAGTTGCATCGTCATAAGTAAAATTTAAACTATCTGAAAATGGCAAAGAACTTAAATCATCATCTTTCATTAAATCCTTAAGCTCTATTATATCCCCAAAGAAAACAACTTTATAAGAGTAAGCTTTATTGTCTTTTAGGTCAACTGTGTTTAGTCTTATCTTTCCTTTTCTAAAGTCAACTCCGTTTAGTTTTATTATTGCATCTGTTTTGTATCTTGCATCAAAACTATTTAGAACATCAGTATTTTGATATTGCTTGAAAAACTTGTTATTATTCTTTGAAGCTGGTAAGTTAAACTGTTGTGAGAATGTTGTAAAAATCTTAGATATATCTCCCTAACATCTTGTATGCTGTCAGAAATGCTTAAACTTTCATCTTTAAACATATCCATCTTAACGTAGTCAGTATATATGCGATATAACTCTCCAGATGCCATTATATCATTATCAAGCGTTACTTGAATAGCCGAGTCAATAGCTGTTATCTTTGCAGTAGTGTTATCTGTTGTGTTTTCAACGACATCTCCAACTGCTATTAAAGTTGTGAAATCTGCTGAAGCATCTACTAACTTGTTTGTAGTTGTAGTACTCGCAATTCCTTGGGCTAAGAACTGACTTCGTATGTATAACTCTATTATCTGCATCTATCTGATATCGTTTATTGTGTTATTAGCAAACTCTATTTCTATAGTGTAGTTTATTATTTTGTCGTTTAGGTGTGTTTTATATGCTAAACTTGTTGAGGCAATATTTATAGGTAATGTTTTAGAGTCTATTTCAATCCAACATTCTTCACTAAGTTCAAGCTGTTTAAATACTTCGTTATAATCTTCTGGATAATATCCTGTGTTCAATGTTAACTTCTCACTTCCTTGTTTAGTTAGTATTGTATCTTGATGTTTGTTTATTGAATAACTTGCTCCAGTAACTATGTTTCTTTTAAACGATTCTTTTTTTGTTGTTAGTGTTTTATTACTTCTCTTAAAAAACCAGATATCTTGTAAAGCACCAAACTTATTTACAAAAGTTACTTTATAAGGTTCGTATTTACATTCCTCAACGTTTTGCACTTTTAAAATCTTAACTCTAGTTGATACACCATCTGAATATGTAACGTGTATAGAATCACAGTCCATTAAAATAAATTCATCTTCAAAACCTACAATACAAACATTATCTTCAAAAGAACCACCAGATTGAATAACTCTGTTCTCAAAAGAATCAGCTCCATTAAGTCCATTTGTTACATACCTAATTTGCTCACTACTTAAAGAGCTTTGAGTTAAATTAATAGTTCTAACAATTTCTCCGTTTAATAAATATGCTACTGAAGCAGTTATAGAATTGTCAACAGCAAAAACAACAGGAGAATCATCTAGCTTTAAAATAATGTCATTACTTATATAAACAGCACTATTGTTTTGTGGGTTAGCACCATCTTCAAAATAACCATAACCATTAAGTGCTTTTCGATAAGTGTAACCACTTATTGTTTGAGCTACCCCGTTTATTGTTTGAGTTGTTCTATAGTCTACCCAAAGAATACCTGTAGCATAAGTTCCATCAAATGTTTGAGAAATATAATCTTTAACAAGTTCGCTTATCTCAAATGTAACTTCATTGTTAACTGCAAACCCTTCAAGGTTGTATGTAGGTGTCGATGGTCTATCAGTTATCCTTGCACCAGTATAGATGTATATTTCTATTGATGTACTATTTAAGCCTGTTACAGTTCCAGTGGTTATATAGTGTGGACTTCTTACGTTTATATTGCTCATTTCTTTGTTATGTTTACTTGTATTTGTTTTTCAATACCTACCGAGTACGCTTCTATTAATTCTTGTGGCAATCTTTTAAAAGCTGATTCGAATGGCTTAGTAAAAAACATACTTGGCTTAATACCTCTGTTGTATATATTACTAGCTATGATGTATCCTACTGAATCAAAGCCACCTTTTGCATATCTACCAGTTGGAACTTTCTTTCCATTTACTATTTTATTTTCTCTG